CGATTAATCCGACACGAGTTGTTGGTGCATATCGTTTGCTAGCATTCAATACCAAGAAGCGTATGCTGCTTGACTATGTTGCTCAGTCGGCAGAAGGTTTCTCGATCAAGGGTACCTCTCTTAAGAACGTCGATGAAACCAATAGTCGTTGTACTCGTCTGCGCAAACCCAACGAATTCCTGGAGGTTGTGCTGAATAATACCGCTAAGCAGATTGAAAAGGCCTGGGATAAGCTGACTACTAAGGAAGGCAAACCCAAGGTACGAATCAATGAGGACGTAGTGCTATTGCGAGTATTTGATAAGAAAGATTAATAGCTAATAGCTTTATCCTTTACAAGATTTAATCAAAGCTGTATTATATCATCTTGGAATCACAACTAATGTTAGATAACATCTTAACTAAAACTACATTAACTCAACGAGTAGAAGAACTTGTTAAAGTTGAGAAGATGACTTATATCGAGGCGGTGCTGCATATCTGCAATGAGCATCAGATCGATCCTGCTGATATTGGTAAGCTGATCGTGCCGTCGATTAAAGCTAAGATTGAAGCTGAGGGTATGGCATCTAATCTTCTTCCTAAGTCTAATTCGCTGAACAACTTTTTATGAGCAATAATACCAACACTGAAGTACCTACCTCTGGCTATTCGCAACCCGTAGATCCGATGCCCGGTTCTATCACCGCTAATCCGGATGGCACGTTAACCGCTTATACGCCTGCAACTACTGGGATTCGCCGCATCAAGCTTGGCCGTCATCCTGCTGTGACGAAAGGCGCGTTTGGTAATGGTCGTAAGCATAATGGCATCAAGTATCGTCGCAGCGCACTGATTCGTCGCTTCCGCTAAGATGAAGATCTACAGCCTAGGCCAGAATGACATACAGAAAAACGGTCAGTGTGCAGTTACTGCATTCTTGAATTCTGCCCACGCAAATGGAGTAATCACTCAAGAACAGTACGATGAGCTGCAGAACTACGGAGTGCTTTGTCATACCTCTGATGGATTCATTGATCGACTAAGGTCGCTCATAGGATTCAAGAAAGAAGAGGATGGCTACACAAACTTGATCTGGACAGCACACCGACTGAATCGGAATGACGACTGATGCAGCCCTGGGAGGCATATCAGATATATACTGCATTGAAGCTGCACTTTGAGTCCGAATCATACGATGCTCTAAAGTACAACTTCAGAACTTCTGCTACACAGAAGTCGTTCCTTCAAAGACAGGATCGCTTTCACTTTGCTAAGCTTGCAAAGAAGTATCCCGATCAAAAGACTTTGGTTGACTTCTTAGTTGCTAACTTCTCTAAATGGGGACGCAGCACCTGGGCGGGCAACCTGCTCGATAACACGGGCGAGGAAGTATACCGAGACTGGCTCAAAAAGCGAGACTCGTTCACATACTTCTTTACCAGTGAAGTCGATAAACTTGCTGACTACTGCGAGAAGAACTCGCTGTCGTTCGACCAATTATTTGCTCCGAACGGCGCGGATCATCCCAAGGTAGTCAAGCTTTTCGGTGAAAACGAAATCTCAAAAGAGACAGTAACAGTCTTCGATGAGTTACTCAACTTCATGAAGCATCAGAACGTAACAGAGACGATCTTCTGGCCAGAATTTGAGAAGTCGATCCGAAAATACCGGCCCTTTCTCCGTCAAAACGTAGACATTAGTAAGTGCAAGCAAATTGTGCTGAAAAGGTTTGCAAACGGAGGACGCTAACATACAATACCATACGCAATCATACACTAAAATACTATGTCATTCGCTGACCTAAAAAAGAATCGCTCCGCAAACCAAATCGCGCACCTGCAATCGCAGGCTGCTAAAGCCGCTGGCAATGGCGGTGGCGAAAAGTCCTATAAGGACGATACGCTCTGGAGCCCGACTGTTGACAAGGCCGGTAACGGTTATGCCGTGATCCGCTTTCTTCCTGCGCCGAAGGGCGAGGAACTTCCCTGGGTCCGTTATTGGAACCATGGCTTCAAGGGGCCCACGGGCAAGTGGTACATCGAGAACTCTCTGACATCTATCGGTCAGAAGGATCCTGTTGCTGAGCTCAATTCAAAGCTTTGGAATTCGGGACTTGATTCTGACAAGGATCTTGTTCGCGAGCGCAAGCGTCGTCTGCATTATGTCGCCAACATCTTGGTGATCTCCGATCCGTCTAATCCGAATAACGACGGCAAGGTGTTTCGCTTCAAGTTTGGCAAGAAGATCTTCGATAAGATCCTCGACTTGATGCAGCCGCAGTTCCAAGACGAGAAGCCCGTCAATCCGTTTGACTTCTGGGAGGGTGCTGACTTCAAGCTCAAGATCCGTAATGTTGAGGGATACCGCAACTACGACAAGTCTGAGTTTGCTGCTCCTACTCCGCTGTTCGGCGGCGATGAGGGTAAGCTTGAGGCAGTGTATAATCAACTGCACTCGCTTGCTGAGTTCATTGATCCGAAGAACTATAAGTCATATGATGAGCTGTCGCGCAAGCTGATGGATGTCCTCGGTGAATCGGGCCAGGTGCTCACCACTGCGGAACGTACTCAGCTCGATGAGACAGCGCCTGCTCCGCGTCGTGCCTCTGTTGAGGCTGCTCCAATACCTGCCCGCAAGGCAGCTGTTGAGGCTGACGAAGAAGCTGGTGATGAGGATACGCTGAGTTACTTCGCGAAGCTCGCGAAGGAAGACTAATCGTTTTCTCAGTTTATCTCAAACAAGAGCGGTCGAAAGGCCGCTCTTTTCTTTTACAAGTCTTTTGGCAATTCCCCGCGCTCGATCAGCTTTTTCTTGTTTGCCCGATGACCTTCCTGAACAAGTTCTTTATTCTCGCCTTGATAAGGAACCGC